CTAAGCTAGACAGCAGGGCCATCTTAGGGTGGCCCTTTTTATTTCCTGACTAATTGTTTCACGTGAAACATTAGACACTAGCCAAGACAGGAGAACTACATGGCTAATACAACCTTCAACGGTTCAGTCCGCTCGGAGAACGGCTTTGCAGTCGTTTCAAAAAATAGCAGCACTGGCGCAATTACAACGTCCTTTACGCTTGATGGCTCTGGTATGCAGGTAGCTCCTGTATCACTTGCTGATGCTGCATCAACTACTCTTACTGCTGCTACAAATGCAGGTCGCATTAATCTTGTTGGTAACAATAGCCAAGATAGCACCTACGTTTTGCCAGCCCCTACTGCGGGTATTTTTTACCGTTTTGTTTACGCTGGCGGTGCGGCAGATGCAACAGATGCGCTAATTATTACGCCCGGAAATAGCAATTTTTATATTGGCGGCGTTACCTTTTTAGACACTGATGGCAATGAGGTAAGCAGCGTATTTTCTGATGGTAACTCTAATAGCAGCATTCAACTAAATGTTCCTGCTGGATTCGATATAACTATCTTGGGTCTGGATACAACTAACTACCAGATCTTTGGAAATGTTACGAGTACCACTGCACCTGCATTTGCCGATCAGTAACCTTTTATAACGCATGGGGCGGTTTACGCCCCTTTGTTAGGAGAAAAATATGGCTGATGCAGTAGCTTCACAAACAATCCAAGACGGCCCTAGAAAAGCAATTTTTAGGTTTACCAATGTCAGCGATGGCACTGGTGAAGCAGCAGTGAAAAAAATTGATGTATCTGCGCTTAGCGCTGACCCTATGACCGGCGCATCTTGCGCTAAAGTCACTATTGAAAAGATTTGGTATACCACTGTTGGTATGGGTGTAAAGATATTTTTTGATGCAAGCACTGATGTTTTAGCATGGCAGTTGAATGCAGATTACTCAGATACATTAGATTTTGGCGAATTTAGTGGCATTCCAAATAACGCTGGTAGCGGAGTTACTGGTGATATTATGTTTACTACAGTTGGTCATTCTAATAATGATGTTTATAGCATTTGCATGAGCGTTATTAAGCACTACGGATAGGCTTTATGAATCAGTTTGATCAAAAGATTCTTGAATGTTTTCATGCGTTTACAGACCCAAATGATTCGGTGCGAATCAGAATGTCGCTTGATCAAGATCAACGTAATGTTGTTTTTGAGACATATTCTACAATTCCGCTTGCTCATAAGATGTCATTGGAGCAGTTCTTAAATACACCTGTAGAGTCTTTAAAGTCTATGGCTAAAGGTCTTTGCAGGGAAATGAGGGTGGTTGGATGAAAAAAAGTAAAATGCCGATGGTCGAAAAAGACGGCAAAATGGTTCCTGAGTTTGCTGCTGATGGCATTGGCAAAATGAAAGAAGGCGGCATTGTTAAGTACCATACAGAACCCCGTAAAGGCTCTGTGCGTCAAATGGAACGGCGTGGATATGGCGCAGCTAGAAAGCCTTAACAACAATCAAGAGGATTCTATTAGAAAAGAAATCCGAGATTGGTCTAGGGTTACACTAGAAGCGCCAATAAAAGAGCTTAATGGTTTATCAGGATGCCCATATGCAAAGAAAGCGTGGGCTGATAATAAGGTCGATATAGCGTTTAAACGCAGTAAAAGTTTTGATGTCGTTTATCAAATACTAGAAAGTTTTGATGATGAATACGATCTTACAATAGTTGTAGATTTGGATTATGAAGAAGATCCTTATATGTTCCATCAACGTGTAGAGGCAATTAACTACTCTATTGCGCATGGAGCTTATAATGATTTGAACCTTTGGGTTATGTCATCGCACCCAGAGGATGAAGGAAATGAAGAAAACAGCGACGATGAGTTCGTGCAGCACAACGATTGTGACTATGCGATGATGTACATACAAAGGCTAGACCACTTACAGGAGTCGGCGAATAAGTTAAAAAAGACAGATTACTATTCGTATACTTTTGGATCTGGTGAGCCTAGTCATGTGTTTCGTTTGAGAGAAAAGTTTTATCAAGACCTACAGGAGGTTCAAAATGGCTGGAATGAAAAAGAAGGGCGTTATGAAGAAGCGTCCTAAGAAAATGGGCGGTGGCGGCATGGCTAAGAAAGGCGTTATGAAAAAGCGTCCTACAGGCATGAAGTCTGGTAAGTCTGTTAGAAAAGCCGTTAAAAAGAAGTAGCGGTGAATGTCAACTTATACATTTAACTTAGACCTCGGAGACGCAATAGAGGAAGCTTTTGAGCGAGCGGGGTCAGAGTTAAAAAGCGGGTACGATTATCGTACTGCTCGGCGTAGTCTTAATCTCATGTTTCTGGAGTGGCAGAATCGTGGGCTTAATTTGTGGACGATAAAAGAAGGGACGCAGTCGCTTACTGCTGGAACTTCACGATACGCTTTAGATGGAAAGATACTTGATATTGTTGAGGCGTTTATACGCACAAACTCAGGCAATGTATCAACGCAAGTTGATCAAATGCTTACACGCATTTCGGTTAAGCAGTATTCGCATCTTACAAATAAGTTGACTAGCTCAAAGCCATTGCAGTATTGGCTTGAAAAAATAGATACTGGCATTGCTATTAACTTATGGCCTGTACCAGATTCAACAGAGCCATATGTTCTTACATATTATTATATGGAGCGAATAGCGGATGCTGGTTCTACTGGCGCATCAAATCCAGAGGTGCCATCAAGATACCTTCCATGCTTGGTTGCAGGGCTTGCTTATCAAATAAGCCTTAAAAAACCAGAGCTTGCCCAAAGAATCCCCTTGCTAAAACAAATATATGAAGATGAATGGCGACTAGCTGCTGATGCAGATAGAGAAAAATCATCATTATATTTTGTGCCCGGAGGGTATAGACATTGAGTATATATGCTAGAGGCAAACATGCGTTTGGGTTTTGTGATGTAACAGGCTTTCGATATAAGTTGAGAGATCTGGTGCCATTAATTCGTGATGGCAGAGATACGGGCTTTAGAGTTGGGTATGACGTTTTAGATAAAGACAACCCTCAGTATGAACTTGGTCGCATGAATATGTCTGATCCACAGGCGTTAAGAAATCCACGGCCAGATAATGCAATTAATGCTAGCAGAAGGCTCGGTTCATTTGACCCTGTGGGCGGTGGAGTTACACCGCTTGGCTCTAGGACAGTAGGCTTGGATATTACCGGAGAAGTTGGAACAGTTAAGGTGGTAATAGGCTAATGGCTTGGACATATACAACTCTTACTCAGGCAATTAAAGACTATACAGAGAATACAGAAACAACCTTTGCCTCAAACATACCTGTATTTATTAAGACAACTGAAGAGCAGTTACTTCGATCTATTCAGTTACCAGACTTTAGAAAGAATGTAACGGGGACATTGACACAGAGCAATCAGTACCTAGCTACGCCTAGTGATTTTTTGTACCCATATTCGTTAGCAATTAATAACTCTGGATATGAGTTTTTGATATTTAAAGACGTTAACTTTATTAGAGAAGCTTATCCAGATAGCTCATCAACGGGCGTACCAAAGTATTATTCAATTTTTGATGATGAAACTTTTATGGTTGCGCCAACACCAAATGGCAATTATACGGCAGAACTGCATTACTCATACCTCCCACAGTCAATAGTTGATGCTTCAAGCGGCACTAGCTGGTTGGGCGATAACGCAACTAATGCGCTGCTTTATGGCAGTCTTGTTCAGGCATATATATTTATGAAGGGCGAGCCAGACATCATTCAACAATATCAACAGCAGTTTGAGATTGCTGTTGGCCAGCTGAAAAAAGAAGGCGAAGGATATAATAGAACGGATGCCTACCGAACTGGTCAGGCAAGTATTAGCACCAAGTAATGTCATCATCTATTGAATTAAGTGTAGGTGCGTTTGATGTAATAACAACGTCAAACAAAGGCCATGACGTAGAGTTTTGGGCTGAAACAGCCACAAACAGGATTGTCAGCGTTGGCAATGAGTCGCACCCTGTTATTGCTCAACAAGCAGAAGCGTTTAAACAGAGTGTGTTAAACTGTGTAACGTATTACATGAAGGAAGCTTTAAAAAGCGACAGAACTACGTTGTGTGGTGAACTTGAAAAACAAGGCCAAAGCGAAATGGCTGAAATAATTAGGAGGCTATAATGGCTATTACGACAGCTATGTGTACCAGTTTTAAAAAAGAACTTATGGAGGCAGTCCATAATTTTAAAAATACAGGTGGCAGCACATTTAATCTTGCTTTGTATACAAGCTCTGCAAGTTTGGGTGCTAGTACAACCGCGTATACAGTTTCTAATGAGGTTAGCGGAACAAACTATACTGCTAAAGGTGCATCTTTAACTCGTGTAGATCCAACTACATCAGGAACTACAGCGTTTACAGACTTTGCAGATTTGACGTTTTCAAATGCAACACTGACCGCACGAGGGGCGCTTATATTTAATGACAGCGCCTCTGGTGATCCAGCAGTATGTGCGCTCGATTTTGGTGGAGATAAAACAAGCACAGCCGGTGATTTTACTGTGCAGTTTCCAACAGCTGATGCTAGCAACGCAATTATTCGTATTGCTTAGGAATTAGCGTGTGGCAAATATCAATGGATGGGGTAGAGGCACTTGGGGCGAAGATGCGTGGGGTACGCCCGACGTTATCGACGTTACAGGCGTTTCTGCAACCGGAGCCGTTGGTACAGTTACAGTTGATGCAGAAGCTAATGCATCGGTTACAGGAGTTGCTGGCACAGGTGCCGTTACGGTTCCAACAGTCGATGCAGAAGCAAATACTACTGTTACAGGGGTCGCGGGTACAAGTGCGCTTGGCAGCATATCGCTTGTTACAAACAATACCCTTCCTGTCACAGGTAATGCAGGAACCGGCGCTGTTGGAACAGCGACAGTCGATGCAGAAGCAAATACCGCTGTCACAGGCGTTTCAGGAACATCTGCGGTTGGCACCGTTACAACCGATGCAAAAGCTAATGTTACGCTTACAGGAGTTGCAGGAACAAGCGCTGTTGGTAGCGCCACAGTTGAGGCAAAAGCTAGTACTTCAGTTACAGGAGTTTCGGCAACGGGTAGCGTGGGTTCTGTCACTACGACAGCCGATGCTAACATTGTGCCTACTGGCGTTAGTGCTACTGGAGCGATTGGCCCATCAAATGTTTGGGGGATTGTGGACAGAGATCAAACGCCAAGTTATTCAACAATATCAACTAGCCAGACGCCTAATTGGACGGCTATTGATGATAGCCAAACACCTAGCTGGGAAGAGGTTGCCTAATGGTACAAAAAGTTAAGAAGGTAATTAAGGGTTTGGAAAAGGCATCTAAGTCTCACAAACAACAAGCTGAGATGCTAAAAAAACATGTGGCTTCTATGGAAAAAAAGAAGTCAAAGAGCCGGAGAAAATAAATGGCAAGCTATGTTAATCATTTGCGCCTCAAAGAAATCGCCACCGGAGACGAAGCGGGAACTTGGGGTACCAGCACGAATACTAACCTCGAATTAATTGCAGAGGCATTTAGTTTTGGCACAGAAGCAATCACGACTAATGCGGATACTCATACCACTACTATTGCTAATGGTTCTACTGCTCCCGGCAGGAGTATTTTCCTTAAGTACACTGGCACACTCGATTCTGCTTGCACAATAACGATAGGGCCACCAGAAGTTTCTAAGCTTTGGTTTATAGAAAATGCAACAAGCGGCTCACAGAACATCATCATCAAGCAAGGCTCTGGCGCGACTGTCACAGTCCCTAATGGCCAGACCAAGGCTATCTACTCAGATGGTGCTGGATCAGGCGGCGCTATGGTGGATGCGTTCCAAGACCTGTCTATCCCTGACCTGTTTATTGATGATGACCTGACGTTCACTTCTGACAGTGCAGTTATC